GTGCTAAATTTACACCACCACTAAGTTGTACTCCACCTGAAATTTGCATTGTTTCTCCTGTTAAATTAATTTTGATTTAGTAAAGATATTATCCTTGTTGGCCACAAAAATTAATATTAGGCGCAAGTAGATCCCCTACATCAGTGGCATCGCCATCACTAGCAAATGGAAATTTTTGTATTACGTTAACAGTGCCCTGGCCCTGCTGCTCGCCGCCAGAAAGATAGCCGTTGTCCGCACTTGACTGTCCCGCGCTATTTTCAAAACCACCAATTAAATCTGCCACATTAGTAGCATTGCCATCTGAACTAAAACTAAATTTTTGTATTGCATCGTTTATCGCCACACGATTATTACCACAAGCATATCCGTGAGAACTTGATTGCTGTCCTGCGGTCTTTTCTAGATTGCTATCTATTAGGGAACCCACTGATGAACTATTGCCGTCGCTTGCAAAACTAAATTTCTCTATGCCACCACCGCTGCCACCAGTCACATAGCCATTATCTGCACTAGATTGTCCGGATGCGTATCTTCTTGCTGTGAGTATATCACCTATATCAGAAGCATTGCCGTCACTACTGAAAGAAAACTTTTGAATAGTATTGACTACGTCAGAATTTCTACCACCAGACGCATATCCACTAGTGGAGCTATATTGCCCACTGCTATTATAATTTGAGTCTATCAAATCTCCCACGTCTGAAGCATCCCCGCCATTGGCAAAAGGAAATTTATCAATGACATTGCTAAAAGGTGACAATCCACCACTTGTGTAACCACTTTCTGAACTAGATTGGCCAGAACTACCGCCTCTGTTTGCAGTTAAATCTCCAACATCAGTAGAATTTCCATCACTGGAAAAACTAAATTTTTGTATAACATTTGTATATGAACCAGTATATCCCCCAGATGTATATCCATCACTAGCACTAGCACCACCACCTGAACCACCGGGTACTAAATTTACACCACCACTTAGTTGTACTCCACCTGAAATTTGCATTTTTTCTCCTTTTAATTTATTTTTTGGATTTGTTGCCCCAATTCTTGGCGCCTTTTTTACGACACTGTACCAATGCCCCTGAAGCATAGGCACTGGGCCATACTTTGTATCTGCTACGCACTTTGTTGTAGCAGGCATCTTTTTTGGCCTCAGATATTTCCTGAATTTTTTGTCTGATCATCATTTGTCTTTTTTTAATTTCTCTGAGTCTTTGTTCCTTGGTTAGTTGTGGACGCATTACTCTGTCTGATCCTGGCATCATATTGCCTGGAGTTACTGGATCTGGTCTGCCAGGATTGGGTTCTGCGGTCTGAGCGTTGTGAATATTTTGTTTGATTTGGTCAGCAAAAGCTCTGGCTTCATCTTCCAAACCATAAGTGGCGCCCAGTGCAGTAATAAGCGCCATCATTCTGGCAGTCTTGCTCTCTGTTATATCATCATCATCTTTGCGCACTGCACTTCCAATACCCTGCGTAATACCACCTACTGCGGCGCCGGCGCCAGCAAGAGCTCCTCCAATTACAGTACTACCTAAACCCATAGCTATGGGTATAGCAGCTTGAAAAATCTCGTCAACTTGCTCGACGCTTTCTTTCTTGACGCAGTTGTTGACAGTTTTGCCAAACATCTTTTTGGTTCCTTTCTTCTCATAGCCAGGCCAACACTTCTGACCTTCGTCTGTCTTATAGGTTTTGACTTTGGTTGACCCGCCTTTGGAAAGATCCATGGGCTTTGCTTTTTTGTGTCCATGTGGATCTTTGTTGTCCAAGGCACTCTGAAACTTCTTCTTCATGTCAGTATAAAACTTTTCTTTGTCTGGAGTACCTATGCCGTGCGTGGCTGCTCTTTTATTCAATCTATCCTGAGCTGTCTCAGGGGGCTTCTTAAACTTAAATCTTGCTTCACCTACCGAGAATGGTTCGGCGTTATCAGTATGTGGTACCAATTGGTCTGATCGGGAAGGGTGTCGCAATTTACGCAGTGCCTTCTGCTCAATCTGACGTATTCTTTCAGGGCTTAAATTTAAAACCTTGCCTATCTTACCCAGGCTCATATCATCCACAAAACGCATCTTCATAACCTCTTGCTCTTGTGGATTTAGTCCCCTAAGAATATTTGCTATTTTTTTATTTCTTTTATCATTATCTATGCTTTGATCCGTTTCTGGATCGTAAGCAAATTCATTATCGTCAAATGAATCAAAGCCTTGTGCTTTGTTTACAGGATCTTCATTATCTAAATGTGGCATAGGTTGTTGCCTATAAGTTTTGCCAGCTGGATTATACAGAGCTGATTGTTGATTTGTATTTGCTTCTTTCACGTATACTCCTTCTGTAAATAAATCTGGGTTTTGTTGTCCCCACTCCCTCATTAGTACACCAGCCATGGCGTTTGCTTCATTCTCGTCTTTGCTACCTGTGTTACCACAGGGAGTATGTGTTGTCATCTGCTTACAGTGCACCAGTTCATGTGCTAGTGTGCGCATAATATCCATTTGATGTCTGTCAGCCACAACGATAGTCACACTACCATCACTCATGTCAGTATATCCCAGAGCATTGGTATCATTTGTGCCTTTGAGCGTGAGCTTAGGGCGATCTATGCCAAGTTTATCACAACAATAATCAGCAAATTCATTTATGTGTTGCTGTTTTTCATGGGTACATATACCATTGAGATCAGAGAATTTCATCGGTGGGATTTCCTGATTCTTTTATTACTTTACGAATACCGCGTTCAAATTTAGTACCATCTTTGCCGCGTATGCTATTGATTAAACGATTTTGCAGATCCTTGGCAGTATCTGCATCGTAATGCTGTTCAATCTGTTCTATAAGATTTATTGCACCCTGAATAACATGTTCAGCACGGTTTCTCACAACATGATTGCGGTCTCGATCCTTGCTGATCTGATTTAATTCTTCCAGTATGCTTCTGGTTTTAGCCATGATAATACCCGTAAATTATTTACAGTATTTATCATTTTCTAGATTTTAAAAACTCCTTTAGATGCATGGTAGCTGCTACTGCATCTGTGGCTTCTGCACTATCATCCTGGGAATCATCACTCACACTGCCCTGCCGCTTTAATTTATCCATGATGCTGCCAGCAGATAATGTCATGGAATCATCCTCGCCCTCGTCCAAATCTTCTATTCTCAGTGTATCAGGATTAAACTTTAGATCAACTTTGCTACCAACGCCACTTGAACTTCTGGTTTTCATAAACTGCACCTGATACCTGCCACGCTCACGCATTGCATTACTTGTAAAGATGCCTATGACGTTATCTGCTGTGTTGATCTTTGATATACCACCAGCGATATGGCTATGATCATACTCTATTTCTTCCACTGCACTTCTGCCTAACTGTGATGCTGTGACATGGAATATGTCGCGCTCAACTGCTAAGTTTCTGAGTTCTTCAGATACATATTTGTCTTTCACAAACAAGTTTTCAGGGCTAATCTTAGCATTAATGGGCATCATTAAGTCCAAGTAGTCCACAAGTAGTGCATCCACCTTAATGCCTGCCTGTATCTCATACTCTCTGAGGAACACTCTGATGTCATTGGCATTGATACCACTGGGCATCTGCTTTACTCTAAACTTACCAGCGCCCTTGGACTTCATTCTGACTTTTAGTGCTACGTCGTCCATGTTGCGCATGATTTCTCTGGCACCATAGCCAGTCATCATGCTGTCTAAACGCATACTAATAAGTTGTTCTGAAAGCTCTAAACTAATGTAAACCACATTTAGTCCAGCCAAGGCCCAGTTTACGCCCAGATTCTGTAAAAACAAACTCTTACCACCGCCCGAGGGTGCGGCAAATATTGTTATCTCTGCTCGGTTTAAGCCACCATATAACTTCTGATCAATGCCGGCCCAGCCTGTGCTAGTAGCACCAGCCTGTGCTTTTATCCACTCCAGACGCTCCTTGGGATCTTCAAAATATTCCAAGCCCAGGTCCTTTACTAATCCTATCTGTACTGCTTCCTTGATCTTTGTTTCCACAGCGCCATAGTTCTGCTTCTCCAAATCATCAGTACTTGAGATGATTGCTCGCTCCAGGCCCTTGTGTCTGCAAAATGTCTCAAACTCATCTAAAAACCAGTTCTGATGATCTGGTGTCACGTTTGGTATGATGTCCAACTTTAAGGCACCCACGCTATTGATCTGTTCCAGCGTGGGCATAGCGTTGTGGTCTGTGCTGTGACTCATCATGAGATCCACTGCGGCTCTAAACTGTCTGTCAAAGTGCCTGGCATCCACGATGTTCTGGCATCTGGCAAATAAGTCTGGGTCTGATACCAAAAACTTCAGGAACATCTCCTGAATTTCTGGGGTATATTCTGTTATGTCAGCCAATATCTTTTCTCCATTGTGTTATAACATCTTAGTCTTTACTTGTATTTTTATTTTATTGTTTGTGGCATGTTCCATGATACTGCTTAGTGTAAGTAATCTCCCATACTTACTCACAGCATCACCTGCATCCTTGCAGTCATGGCTCCATGGCGGGAAGCTCACATCCCATCCTAGTTCAACTGCCTGTTCTATCAATTGCTTGCCTGGACGATCTCTGTCTGGACATAGTACTACTCTGATACCCAGTTTATCGATCAGATGCGCTTGCTCAGGTGTTACGCTGTTACCCATGACACTCACACCATCCAATAGTATAGCATCGATCAATCCCTCGCACACCACAACGATCTGTCTGTCCCCACCAGTAAACCTGTCTATGTTAAATACATATCCTGGTTGGATACTCTGTAGGTACTTGGGGGTGCTACTGTTGGGCGGTGCTATATGTCTGCCTGACCACCCCACTATTTCATTGTTAAACAAAAATGGCATAGTAACCCTTTTACGATACAGAGTGCTGTCGATGTGGAACAAGGGATATAAACCCAGTATGCCACGATTTCTAGCATACTCTTTGATGTCATTACCATCGGGCAAGTCCTCTATGTTGGTCGCTTCGCCTGGTAACTCTACGGTCTTAAACTTGTGAAAGTTTATATTATATTCTGTATGTAGATCAACTTCGTCTAATTCTTCACTATACTTTAGCAGATCCAATTGCACACTATTGAGCTCTGACACGCTACATCCGAGCTTCTCAGCAAGTTCCCTGTACCTTTTGCTAATACCTGGGTATGGTGTCCAGGCCGCCTTGGCGCCGCAGTTGAAGCAGTGGAAAGCTATCTTGGCACCAGTGGTAATCACACCACCACGTTTGCGTTTTTCTTTGCAAACTGGACAATTAAAAGTAACCCAGCCACTGGGAGTTTTACTATGCCTGGCTGGCAGGTTGTCCAATACTAGGCGATGAACGCGCTCAACTATGGAATCGATCGGCATAGTTAAGTATAACACACATGTGTAGAATTTGTCAATTCCTTAACATTACTTTGGATAAAGTGTTAACATTGCCATCTTCAGGCGAGTTCACTACTCTTATCCATGATACTGCAGAATTAAAATTACTATAAAAAATACCTGAGCTGGGGCTTACATTGCTAAATGTAAATGTTTCAATGTCGAACCAATCAGTGCTATCTATGGACGTATCTGGAGAATAGGGCAAACTACTTGCTTGAATTGTTATATTTCCGGTGTATCCCTGAGTATAAAATGACATGGTATGTTGTGCGTTTGAGAAATTTCGATCCAAATTCCCCATCAAATTACTTGTGGCATATACATTAGCGTTTGCTGTATTTGAAATAAGTATGTTTGCGTTTGCCTCCTGGGTCGGCACTGGATAACTATAGGATTGATCTGTGATTTCCAGGGTAAAAGCTATGTCATTTTTTTGATTACTATACAGGGGCTCCTCATGTAAATCATCTTTGGTAACAGTAAAATAACAATGATACAGGCCGGGCACTAAATTAATAATGTCCCCCTCAAGTAAACTTAATTTAGCTATGCCTTTGCTAAGCTGATCAGGTTCCAATAGTTTGCTGACTACCCTGCGTCTGGTAGTTGGATCTATAATATAACATCTGATTAGATCAGTAGTTATGGTTTGGAGTCTACGATCTCTGTCACGTATGTTGAAGTATATCGTGTTAGTCAAACCTCTATGTGCTACAACGTGTCTGGGATTCATATTTCTATTATCAACCTCTAAACCATATGCTGTATAAACTAGATCTATCTCAGTTTTGTACTTATAAAGTTTATTATCATGCATACTCATTTATAGTATTTATCTTTATCATAAGTCATAAATAACTCTGAACATGGAAAATCCCTACACAGAATTTGAATTCCTTACTGGTTTACTTTACCGTGAAACAGAATACATTGGTATAGTTGTAAATTCAGACAATCATTTGATTACCTTTTATGATCTAGACTCTTTACCCAGTGCAGAAGCACAAAAAGCATTACTAACACTGGGAGATTTATGGTGGTGGGAAAGCAATAGACAAATTCCCATTGATGTTTTTTTACACATAGAAATGGCTCCATTTAAATCTTTTCTTAAAACTGTAGTGACCAAGGACACTGAAGTTATGTATGGCCCCATGATTAGTCTACAAAACTTAATTCGCAAAAGAATAAAACGAAGAACTGTACAACTTATTAAAAAGGTGGACTAGAGACTTTCTACCAGCAAATTTAGCTGTACGCATATTGCAAGTGCAAACGCCACCGCATGAGCTTTCTTAAAATGATATTCATTGCTTGTGGGTTTTTGCCACACAGACTTTGCAATATGTTCAAAACTCTTACCAATTAAATGACGTTTTGCTGGACGTATTATTGCTAATATCATAGCTAGTTGCATTACATTTTTAGGCTTGTATTCACTAACGATATCAAAATGACGATTAATATGATATAATTGTTCCACTACTTCACGATGTTCTAACAATTCCCACATGGGTTCACGATCCACTAAACGATCTAAATGTGCAATGTCCTGAACATCCTTGTAAATGTAGTTGTTTAAAAAATCTACCTTAAAGTAGCCCTGTGACTCTGCTGTTTTGTGATCTATTTGAGCATATCCTGCCAGAGGATCTGTGGGTATATTCTGAAAGTAGACACCAGTATTATGTTTAGTAATTTTACCGCTGTTTTCCACACATGCAGGAATATGTCTCATATGTTTAAGTACACGATCCCTGTTTGCACAATCAATATCTACATCAAAATCAATCTTCATATGTAATCACAAATTGTTTACTATGCCAATTTCCATGAACGCAATGCATTAACTCATGACCATATCTTTCAGGACGATATTCCAAACTGGGATCAACAGTGTGTATTTCACAATATTTTCCATCTGCTTCAGCAAAGGCAAGCATTAAATCAGTATTTGGGTAATTTCGCAGGGTTGCCTCCAGTCTGAGTTGATCTAAACTTTCATAATACACCATATTAACACGAATATTTTGTCTTGTAAAGTCTTTATCCCCAAAAATATAACCGTCTGTTGCCTGAGGCGATAAACTTAGTACACCCCCCGCGTTAACAAAAAATAATCCAGCTAATAACGTGATGAAAATCCAATTATTCATCTAAAAAAATCTCCAGTGGATATTGGAAGCTACATTTAATGCAATGTCTCTGTGTCATGACTTGCACTACTAAAAGTTTGCACTTCATGTCTGAGCTCATAAATTAACTCTGCCATC